GCGATATCCGTCTTTAATATTTTGGGAAAATCTACGAGATGGGTCATCTCTCATTTCGCGATACGCTCCGCCTCCTATTCTTGACGACGGATAAACGGACGTACCAGAACTACCAGGAGCACCACTGCCTCCGGCTGACGTTCCGCCAGAAGAAAGGCGACCGGAACCGACTGGACCAGCATTGCCGATATTTACACTGTTGGCCGTTACGTTCATGGTTTGTGTATGGGTTCCGGACTTGGGCATTAAGCGCCCCTTGACTCCGGCCAATCCTCGTCCCAAAACAGCAGCACCCATTAGTGGGGCAAGCGCTGCCCCAAGACCGCTTCCGGCTCCAACGGTCATTACTTTCGTAAGCACTTTTAATACCTGATTAAGGCCTGCTAAAAGGTCATTTATAAATGGAGCCATTTGGGCAAAGTTTTTCTTTAGGCCCATAAAGTATTCAGAAAGGGTGTCGATGATGTCGGCTATGCGTTGACCGAACTCTTCAACAAAAAAACTATTTTCTTCCAGGAGGTCCTTGAAAAGCGTAAGGTTTTGAGCGCCTCCCTTGATGGAATCCCATATCGGGTCCATGGCCTTATATAGAACCTTTGCTCCGTCGATAAGTGGACGTGTCGCATCTAGAACAAGATTCCAACCACGCTTGAATTTTGTATACCAGTCACCGATTCTGTCGAACATGCCAACAGCAGTAGGAAGGTATTCGCGAATCATTTTCACTAGCCAGCCAGATGCTTTTTCTATAGCGCTTGCAAAGTTATTTATTCCTTCCTCTGCTCCAAAGCTGTACTGGATTGCAGCAAATACGCGCGCTAAGTCGGTTCTGACTTTGTCAAACACGCGAGCAAATGCAGTTTTTAGCGGCTCAAGAAACATGTCGCCAAAGTCCGCGAATTCGCCACGTAAACGGGTAAAGTAGCCTTTCATTTGACTAATCAAAGTATTGTTCACTGCGTCAAACTGACCGGAGACGCCACCCTTTTTAGCAAGGTCTCCAGACATCAGGAGTTCTTGAAATTGTTTCTTTGTCTTAACGTTCGCCTTTTTTAAAGCCGATTCCATCTCTGGACCTAGTTTTTTTGCCTCAGTTATGACGTCACTGATGTTTTTCTTTTTATCAGAAAGTGCGGCTATAACTACAGATACTTGCTCAAGCCCCTTGGCTGGGTCTTGACCTGCTGAACCAAAGTCCATCAAAGCCTTGATTGCACCACCACTTTGATTAATTTGGCTGGTATTCATTGATTTTGACATATTTCCATATGCCTTATTGAGTGCTTCTACGCCAAGGCTCGACAGAGCGGCATCGGATTGCAGGTTTCTCATCGCCATGCGGGTCTGATTCATCGCTGACCCAAAAGCTGGAGCACCCTTGCCCCTGTAGGCATATATTGCTGCTTGTTGTTCTCGTATGGCTGCCGAGGCTGCAGATATTGCAACAACCACCCCCGCCGCACCTGACGCAAGCATCTGCATGGCTCCCCTATAGGCTTTGACCAGAAATTGTCCTGCAGCAAATAATGCATGGATGCCAATCATTGTTGCGCCAAGTATTGCCATTTCGACAACAACACCCTTAACTGACATTCCCAAGAACTTGGTCAGGCCTTTGCCTGCCATCTTTGCGCCTTTGTCTATGGCGTCAAAACTTCTCTTCCAGCCACTGGTCATGCTGTTTAGGCTTTTGTTTGTGCTGTTGGCAAACTTGTCTGTTCTACCGCTAGAAAGCTTGTCTAGTCTTTTGTGTAAAACTGCAATTTCTGCAATCGCACGGCGAATTTCACCAGTTTGGGCATCAAATTTAATTTTTACATTAATATTTTCGTCTGCCATATAGCCTGCCCAGAGTGATTTTTACATCACGTGAGTCTAAGGCGGTCAAGCTATGGGAGCAGTATCCCTAAGTCTTCGACTTGCGCTCTTGCTCTTCGCGGTCGTTACTTATTACTTTAGCACAGGCGAGAAGGACCAACCAGTCATTATCGTCAAAGTTCATGAGTTCCAACGGATTAACGTGGAAAAGTTCTCCAAGTCTTGCTGCGGAGATGACTATGGAATCTTCAACTAGTTCGTCGAAGATTCCTTCGTAGGGTCCACCGCGGCAACAGTATCTGAATATCCAGCGGCGTCCAAGATTGCCAAAGCGGCTGATTCGATGTGAGGGTCAACACCAAACATGGCACGAACGGCATCTGGAACCGGACGAGTAGTATCGGTCATTTCCAAAACTAATGGGTGAGCAAAGTTAAGATTATTGCCACTCTCGTCATAGATTTCCTCATCATCCATACAGATGCCGATGGTTGTATTACCAATAACTAGGCAGGCAAATTTAGTGGCATCAAGACCGTTTCGTGAGTCTTCGCCAGCAGATTTTCTCCAGTTTTTCATCTGTGACTGGGTAATGTTTGGGCTGACCTTAATGCTCACACCATCACGTTCCGTGACAGGAATATGAACAACAGGGCGTTCAACTTTCTTTTTGACAACAGAACGCAAGCGGTCAAGTTGTGTCTCTTCTTTTATAGAAGAAGTAAGTCCATCACGCTGACCAGCCTTTTTGCTGCTCTTAACGTCGTCGGAGTCTTCGGTTGTGTACAGTGGATTATCGCTCATGCTGAGAAGCTAGCACAGACATATTGCCTGGCGTTGCAACTAGCGTATTTAGGCGGCGTCTACGTCTGAGATTGCGAAGGTCAATGCGAAGGTGGCTGGAGCTCCAGATGACGAGTCACCTTCTGGCTCAGTCATTCCAACAAGAAGCGCATTTGTGTAAATACGGTCATTGGTTGGGTCCTTGATGTCGCAGTCGTAAACAGATACTGTAAGGTTAAAGTAAGCTGTTCCGACGTATCGACGCAAGTCCTTGAGTTTACGGCCGATACCAGCTTCAGTGAGTGAGGTATTCATATCATCGTCATAGTGAGCAGTCAGCGTGATGTCACCTATCTCCGAAGGGGCACATAGGACTGTTGGTCTAGACTTTCCGCCTTCGTAGATTTTCTCTACAGATGCTGTTATCTCGCCACCTGAAACCTGAGCAAAGCGGAATCCGTTCCACTTAGGCAGGTTGGCCTGCACGTTGGTTTGCTGTTTGGCGTTGTCGCTGAAAGTGCTTGGAACTATTGTTGCTAGTACTTGTCTTTGAGCTACTTTTGACATGAGGAATTTCCTTTGTTTAAACTACTGTTGAGGTTAGGTTTGACTTGACAATATCGATTTCGATTCTGTCACCGACGCTGCTGACACGAACGCCAACTTTTGCTTTGACCAAGCCTTCAGACAACTGCAATGTTGAGTTGAGCGAAGTATCGCACTTCACAACATAACCGTCATCAAGCTGACGACCGTTTGCGTCAAAAGCTGGGTAAAGAGCTCCGAGATTACGCATGACCGACAAAATCGATATCAATCGTGACTCAATGTTGGCGAAAATAGTGTTTCTGCCGTCGATGGAGCTAAACACAACATCTTCGATAGAGCGGTAGCACTCTGTAACAATTGTATTTACAACGTCTTGCTGAGTAATATAGCGGAAGTTATCAACGTCAGATGACAGTGAACGTGCACCGTAGATTCTAATTGTGTTTTGAATGATTCTGATTGGGTTGACGTAGTTGGCATCAAGGTCATCACCAATTGTTTTGTTTATGTCAGCCTTCAGGCCGACTACAAATGATGCTGCCGAGATAAGACCTGCTGCAGGAAGATGTGGCCCTGTTTGGTTGTGAGCAACCGCACGCTTGCCAGCGACATATCCTACTGGCGGAACAAATCTGGTAACTCCTGGTACTCCAGTTGGAACCTCTACCCATGGGTAGTATAAGGCTGCGTGTTCTGCACCGTCTTCGGCTTGAAGCGTAAGTGCTGTTGACTTGACTGCAGATACAGCCGCATTCTCGCCTGTGAACAAGAGAGCAATTCTACTGTTTGCATTTGCATGTTCAATCAGAGCAGTTGACATTGCATCAGAAAAGTCTTCTGGGCAAACTACTGCACCAGAACCAAGGGCGTCATTGAAGAGTGCCAATTGTGTTTCATAAGTAGCTTGGACAACTTGGTTATGATAAGAGTCGCCTGCACTAAGAGAAGTCAAAGCGAGAGCGTCTGGGACGAGGCTGGTGCTGTTAACTGTTGCGTTTACGTATCTTTGGGCGATTGCGCTCAGATTTATTCTGCCCGCTGCCTGAGATGTTGTAGACACTGTTCCTGTTGAGTACTTCTGTACTCCAGAGTAATAGATGTCAATTTTAAACGTGCTTGCCGTAGGGGCCGTGACTACGACACCAACATTCGCGCTCCATGCGCCCGCTCCGTTTGCGGTAAGTGTAAGAGCAGCGGTTCCTCCGTCGTTAAGCACAAGGCTTCCTACGGTTGCAGATGCTCCAACGGCTCTGGCTACGTAAGCCCGTGTGCCGCCTTCTTCGAAAAATGTTTCCAGGGTTGAGTGAGTGTAGGTACCGGTTAGGTAATCTCCAAACGTATCCTCGAACTCTCCCAGGTTTTGGATGAGTACAGGCTCGTCTGAAGGGCCTCTCTCTGTCAGGCCTACGACAAACAACTGTGACGACTCGCGTACTGTTGTGGTCGAAGGACCGGTTCTTACTGAAGTTGATATAACTACGCCAGGCATAGGACCTCACTGTTTCGCATTGGGAATCCCGTTTGTGATTGTGATTTCAATTGTACAGAGGGGTATGTATTATTCTGTGCAACTATGAATTGAACTTTAAAAATATAAAAACTAATTATCAAGTGACGGCATTTCTTCTGCAGTTCCTGCGGTAACTGTTTCTATTTCTATTGAATCCACAACTCCGAGAGGCTCTCTTGTGACAACTTCGTCTATTTCGAGGATGTAGGAGATGTATGCACCAGCCATCATTCTCTCGCCTTTTAGTAGAGAGATATCTGAATATTCTTCACGAATGCTGTTTTCGCCTATTATCGCCCTAAATGAGGTTCTAGAGTCGTAGGCCTTTAGGCAGGGGTAGTCAAGAAGCGCGCTTCTAACGACAGTGGTTAGTCTGTCTCTCATTACCGTCGTTGGCTCATTGCCTTCGTCGCGGACCCAAATGTACGTTCTCATGCTGTAGGAGACCCTGTAAAGAGGGTCTGCACCATCGAAGCCTATTCGCTCTAATCCATTCATGGCAGTCGTTACGGTGATGATTGAGGGCCATTCATCTATGGCTAGTGGTTCGTAAGCTATGTACTGACCAGGGTCTGGCAGCAAAGTGCTGTCCAGGTTCCAGCCATTTCTGTAGCGGATTAATCTTATTGGTAGGTCCTGTGTCAAGTAATCATTGACATATTTCTTTGCAAAATGAGAACCATTCATTAAAGCCGTCATATTAATTTACTTCCCTGAACAACGTATTGGAGTGTTTTTTTATTTATGTCTCTGTCAAAATCTCGAGGAATAAAAAGTATTTTTCTTGCTGGCATGTCTCGGGTTCCGTATTGATGAAACCTGGCTATGGGACTGTCGATAACAAAAGTCCCCTCCATCTCGGTTATTACATTTTTTGAACTAGACGCCATATTGGCAACGCTTCTAAAAAGTTCTCCAGTTATCATCATCATCGGAGCGCCAGGATAACGTTCGGCTTTTTGAAACGCATAGTCATCATCAAGAGGAGGCCATGCCCCCTTTAACATCGCCTTTGCAGACATCGCACCCATCGTTGTAAAGTTTTTTGAATAAGCTCTTTGTAAGTAGTCTTTTCCCCATTGCAAAACCGGCCTCATGTCATTGGCTCTGTCTCGCATGTTTTGCAGTCTGTCTACAGTATCTTTGCCCTGCCAGTCAACGTCCGTGACTGTTACTAAAACGTTTCTTGAGGCCACGTCGTTATACCCGAACTCGTCTATATTTCCTAATCGAACCAAGCTCGCTATCAAGGAATCCAGTCACAAGAGGGCCAGTACCACGCGTATTTAAGTCTTTTACGCCAACAACGTCGTCGTACATATTCTGCATTTCACGTGAAGCCGCTCTGATGATTAAGAGCCTAAAGATAGGTATTGATGTTCCGTCTAGGCCGGCGGTATAAGTTATTGTCACTAAATCGTCGGACCATCCGTAGTAGTAATCAATTCCATATTTTCTAGTGATGTAATCGACCTCTTCTTGGAGAACTTTTTCTGCTCCAAAAAGCGGTTTTACTTTTACTTCGTCAACCGAAACTATAGGAGTATTTTTTAGATAGACGGTTGGTGGAGGAGTGGCCCAAGTCGTTGTGTCGTTGCTTGGGCTTGACGTATATGAAGAGTTGTACGTGTTGTCGTTTGATGTCAAAAACGAACCCATTGGTACTCCTGTGTGATTG